AGCCGCCCCGTCCATTTTTCTGGCATTGTATTCCTCCTTTTAGTTAAAAATGTTGACTGCGGCGGGAAACCGTGCTACAATTTCATGCGTTCCCTGTGTAACAACAGAAAGGGGTGATTTGATGCGGAGCCATTGGCGAAGCAATCTTTTTGCTCTGGCGTTCCGAACTAAGGCAACTGCATGATGCGCATGGAGCACAGCAACCAGATATGCTGTAAGTGATTGGCACGGCTAAGAACCGTAAGACAATTTACGGATTCGGCATTTCTCCCGGCCTAATGCAACTGCCCGGGAGCCGCCGATAAAGTAATTTCGGCGCGTGTTGGGTTGCCGCCGTGTTTCGGTAAAAAATCTGGGGGAAAAGCGTCTGCGATTGTCCGCAGGCGTTTTTTCTTTCCCGCCGCAGTCATTTTGTGGTTGCAAAAGTTAACAAAGTGTGCTACTATGTACTTGCGAGGAACAGAATAGCTTTGACGCAGGATTTTTTGCCCTGGGTCTGGGGTTTTGTTTACTTTCGTAACTCACAGTGCTATTATAGCGTTAACAAACGTAACTGTCAACTGTAAAAGTGATAACAAACGCAACTTTGTCACATTGCACAAAATGCAGGAGTGTTAATTATGGCTTTTTACGAAAATTATGTTAAATTGTGTAATTCCGTTGGGAAATCCCCATCCGCTGTTGCCGTGGAACTAAAACTTGGCAAACCATCTGTAACAAGATGGAAGAACGGGGCAGAACCGAGAGACGCAACATTACAAAAAATTGCCGATCATTTCGGTGTAACCGTAGATTTTTTAAAAGGCGAAGAACAAACAAATTTTTATATGCGCTACTGTGAGCTGTGCGCAAACAAAGGAATTAGCCCTAGTGCTGCCGCGATTGAAATCGGGATTCGAAAATCAAATGTCACTTATTGGAAAAGTAACAGAAATAATCCTTCGGACGCGACCTTGCAAAAAATCGCCGATTATTTCGGTGTCACCGTTGAATACCTCAAGAGCGAGGAAACAAAAAAAGACCCCGCCACGAATGGCGAGGTCAGCCCCGAAAAACGGGAACTTCTGGATTTAATTGATAGCCTGTCCGACGATCAGTGCGGTAAGCTTTCCAACATTATCAAGGAGGCTATAAATTTATTGTGAGATTAACGAAAGATTCCAAATATGTGCTGGATATCCTGATTGCCAATCCCCCGCTCGGGAACTCCAACACATACAACGTAATAGCTTGGATGGGCGTTATTGATGAAAAGAAAATTCACAGCTATTCAGATTATACCGGCATTCTGGCATACCTTGCCGAATGTAAATGTATCGAATGGGTGAACGACGCCCACAGCGATTTCCGCTTGACGGAGAAGGGGCGAAATTATAAGGAACTTCGGCACAAGGAATGGCGGTCAGCCATTTTCCACGAGGCAATCGGTTTTTTCCTCGGCGCCTGTTCCGCATTGTTTGTGAAGTTTCTTACAGATTTGATTTGGTGAAAAGTTGGCACAGGCACGCTCCAGCCTGCATCCAACCAAAACAAATGGCAAGTCGCTTTGCGGCATTACACAGTGTTCGCACAGAATGCAGTTGGCATTAAGGCAGGAGTCTTTGACTTCGCTTTGCAGATTCTGGCATTTTTGAAGCAGTTCTTTTAGTTTTCGATTCTCTTTTCTGAGCGCTCGCTTTGTAACAAACATTTTACCCTCCTTAGCACATATGCAGCCTGTTCATCAGTTAGGGAAAGAATATTCTCCGCCAACTGTTCACGAATGTTCGGCAATGTTCTCCTTTCTTCCATTATATCACGGTTTACTCTGTTTCGCAATGCATTTTTCGTCACTGGCCGTTCCTCCTTTTATATTTAAAACAATTGTTTGCATAACATACAGTAGCACACTAAATGTCCAATAAATCGGACTAATTAAAAAGTTGCGCAAAAAATCTTTCTATTCATTGAAAATATGTATCGAACGTGGTATTATTTTCCTGTATGGTCACCGTTGCAAAAGTATATCCCGTGCCCCGGGGTAGAAAATAAAAAAGAAAGAGGTATCACTATGGAAGATTCAACAAATGAACTCGAAACATCAGGCGAACAAAATACCCCCAAAATGGTATGTCCGTCCTGCGGCGCTGCCATAAGAGAAAATCAAAAATTTTGTGATAACTGCGGCGCTGATCTAAATGCTCCACCCAAGCAAAAAGCCGAACCCAAGAAGAAAAGCTATTTTGTTCCGGCAATTATTGCAATGGTCGCAATTTTTGTCGTAGCGTTCATATTCATTCAGCGAGCCACTAAACCTGATTTTAAGTGGATATACGATACCCTATGTGATTCCACATGGGCAGAAGTAGGGGCGGATGGCAGTTATTTGAGCGTTGATACAAATCCGTACAACTATGACGATTCTGGCCTTGATTGCCGCGAGGCCTACGTTACAATCCCTACCATCAATGGGCTGCTGGGGCTTCCTGATTCTCTTTTCAATCAGATGAACGAAACATCCGCATCCGATGGAAGGCAAACCGAAACATACAATAGTAAGAATGTAACCGTAACGTGGAAATATCATCCCAATACAGGGCTGGAAGTTACCTATAAGAAAATTCACTGATTTTGATATGCCCCGCCACCCGTGCCACAAGGTGGCGGGGCTTGCCGCCGGTAACGCCGTGTGTCCCTTGCCGGTTGCACCTTTACCATAGCCCCTACCACTATAAAAGTAAACGCGCAAATCGGACAATCCGTTTACACGGCGTAGATTTTGCGTGCCAAAATGAAATGAGCGAGTTATTTTGCCCACGGAGGAACGTATTTTGGCGCTGCATGAGCAAAGCCTGACGTTGGTGGAAAAAATCAAGACCGCCAAGCAGCAGCAAGGCAAAACCGTTCAGCAGCTGGCCGACGAGACCGGGATACCGAGAACGACCCTAAACCGTTTCTTTGCCGGGACACTGATGAACCCGGGCTTCATGGATGTGTGCTCCCTATGCGCAAGCCTGGAATTATCCGCAGACGAGCTTATCGGGCTTTCCCCGCAGAAAAGCGACGATTCCGTTACCGTGGATTTTTTGCAGCTTGAACTCGATCACAAAGACGAAATGTTGCAAGAAAAGGACGCCGCAATATCCCGCCTTCTTGATCGGAGCCGGATACAGGAGGCGGGAATATCTGCCCGAGATACCAGAATCCGCAAGCAAAGCGACGCTCTTTCCCAAAAAGACAGTGCGCTTGCATCCGCACAAAGGGAAGATAAGCCCTTGATTTACGGGCAGTGCGCGTTAAACATTCTGCTGGCGGCGGTACTCATAATCTATATGGTGCTGGATGCCCGGAACACGGAAATGGGGCTGATTCGCTCCGAAAAGATTTCTGCGGTAATTTTATTTGGCGCGGCAGGAATCGCCGCTGTTTTTATGCTCACGGCATTTTTGATTTTCCACAAGCTTTTAAGTGGAGGTGAACGGGATGGCAAAAAGAAAAAAGGAGCCGGAAATCAGGCTCCCAAAAATTAAGCAGCTCCCCTCCGGGGCGTGGCACACACGTGTATTGATAGAGAATCGCCGCGTATCCATTACGAAAGATACATATGATGAATGCGTGGCCGAATATCTCGCCTTGAAAAACGGCGTTATCGAAGCAAAGGCCGCGCCCGGTAAGCGGGGGAAGACGCTGGGGGACACGCTTGATAAATATATAGCCGCCCGGAAGGGATTCAAGTCGCCGTCAACGATTTATGCGTATGAATCCTACCGCAAGCAACGCTTCCAAAGCATGATGGCGGCTGACGTATACACCACCACGGACGAACAGTGGCAAGCCGCCATCCGCAGGGAAGCAAGATCACTGTCCCCGAAATATATCAAAAATGTGTGGATGCTGATTTCCGCAGCGATATTCGAGGAAACCGGACGCAGGCCGCGGGTGACTCTGCCGGAAAAGGAACACAATGAAAAGCCGTACCTTGACCCGGATCAGATACCGGTGTTCCTGCAAGCCATAAAAGGGGAATCGATAGAAATTGCCGCCCTGCTGGAATTATCCAGCTTGCGCAGGTCTGAGATGCTGGCGCTGACATGGGACAAGGTCGATTTCAAGAACGAAATAATATATGTCCACGGGGCAAGAGTTGCCGGGGACGGCGGCAAGCTGGTTCACAAGAAGCAGAATAAAAACGATTCCTCCCGGCGCACGGTTCCGATTATTGAGCCGCTGATGGAAGCACTAAAGGCAGTTGATAACAAGGAAGGCTATGTCGTCAACCTGACCGGCGGGTGGATATGCACAAGGATAAACGAGATTTGTTCCGCCAACGGCCTGCCGAAAGTCGGGAACCACGGATTGCGGCACAGCTTCGCGTCTCTGGCCTATCACCTCCAGATGCCGAAAAAGATAGCAATGAAAATTGGCGGGTGGGCAGATGACGAGACGATGCACAAAATTTACACGCACGTAGCGCAGAAGGATATTGCCCAAATGGCGCAGGGCTTTCGGAACTTTTTCTCGTCCAGCCCATCGGAGAACGGTAAAATTGGCAACAAAATTGGAAACGAAAAATAGAATCCATTAGAGTGGCAACATATTTAAGAAATAATGCGCTGGGTTCGATTCCCGTACGGGTCACCATGTAAAAATCCCGGTGCGTTCGCACCGGGATTTTTGCATGATTCCCCGTCCGGGAATCGAAAGGCCGTCCCGGCGCAGCCGGGTAAAAAGTGTCCGGCGGACACTTTAGGAAGCGCTGATTCAATCGGCGAGAGCTGACAGCGAGAGATTTTTCCCTGAGCGAAGGGTTCAAAAGCGGAGGAATACTGTATGTATTTCCCGCTTTTGAAGCCGCATGGGCAGGGAAAAAGATCCGCTGCTCAGCCGAAGGCGATTGATTCAGCGCTTCCTTTGGCCGTGGGAGATTCCCGTTTCTTACGAACGCAGGCCATAGGGCTGTGGGCGTGAGAAACCCTCTGTATGCAGTTGGATTATTGCCTGAAAGCAGTTCCCCATTGCCGCACTGTCAATATATCGCAACATTTTCCGTACAGAAAAGGCCGCCCCGGGAATTTTCCGGGGCGGCCACATTTTATTTGCCTGTCAGCGGCGCAA